ATATATATGATTGCGATTCAGCCCAGAAAAACGATCCTGAAATTGGAGTACAACGACACCGATATTTCCGGGGACATTTCCGGGGATGTGGAGAGCTTCACCTATAACGACCGGGGAGCAGATTCGAGCGACAGCATTTCCATCAAGGTAAACGCGGTGGATGATAAGTGGATCAACTCGTGGTTGCCGGATAAGGAAGCTGTGCTACACCCGACACTCTGCACGAAAAACTGGATCGTGCAGGGTGACAGCACCCCGCTTGACTGCGGGACGCTGGTGGTGGACGATCTCAGCTATTCCGCTGGGCCATGTGTGCTGACCATCGGCGCGGTGGCCCGTCCGAACGGAACGAGCTTTCACGAAAAAAAACAAGAGTGCGTCTGGAAAAAGACCTCCATCAAGCGCATCGCTCAGACCATTGCCGACCGGTACGGGCTGGGGTGCAGCATGGATGCCGAGGACGTGGACATTGCGCTGAAAGAGCAGGACGACACGGATAGTTCGTTCCTGCAAAAACTTTGCAGCACCTATGGCCTGATCCTCAAAACCTACCGGAGCAAAATCTGGATTTTTGATCGTGAGCAGTACAAGAAAAAGGATGCAGTAGCAACCTTTACCCCGGCGGACATTGTGCCTAACTCTTTGAGCTGGAACACAACGCTTTCCGGGACGTACACCGGCGGAGAGTTCACCTACTCGAACCAAAAAAAGAAAGTCAACATCAAGGTCACAATCGGTACTGCCGACAGGATGCTGAAACTGAACCAGTATGCGTCCAGCGAAGCGGACGCAAAAAGGCAGCTTCAAGCGGCCATCGACAACAAGAACCATTCGGCCACGACCATTTCTTTTTCGACGATGGGAAACCTGAGTCTGTGTTCGACCATGTGCATCAATATAAAGGGACTAGGGAAACTGAACGGGAAGTATTACATGGACACCGTGAGCCACACGCTGAACAAATCTTCCGGTCTGGTGACGAAAGTTTCTGCAAGCAGAGTGGGAGGGTAACAGCATGAGCAGCGTTATCCGAATTGGCTCTGTGTCCAAGGTGAACTACGAGGACGGAACCATTGAGGTTACATACGAGGATCGCGCCGATTCGGTCACGGATGAAATCTGCATGGTTTCCAATGCCATGTACCGGATGCCGGTCGTAGGCAAGCTGGTCTGCGTCCTCCACAACTCCGACAGTCAGGAAATGGGAACGTGCATCGGCACGATCTGGAATGAGGACAACAAGCCCGTCGAGGGCAAGAAAGGCCGCTACCGGCACGACTACAACGACGAGCAGGGAAAAGCATTTGAGCAGTACGACGGCGACACCGGCGACTACACGGAAACCATCGACGGCAATGTGAAAGAAACCGTTGGGAAGAACGTGGAGTACACCGTCAAGGGTGACATGACTTTCAAGGTGGGAAGTTCCACCGTAAAGGTGTGTCAGAACGGAACGGTTGAGATCAAGGGCGTTACGCTGAACTTCAACGGAACGACGGTGAACATCAAGGGATCGACCGTGAATATCTCTGGCGGCTCCGGCGATTGCAAGATCAACGGCATTTCTCTGGTAAACCACAAGCACACTCATTCTGGTGCGGCCACGGCTGGCCCGTATGTTGTTGCTGGCGAAACCGGAACTCCGACACCGTAAGGGGGTGATCCTATGGCATGGGGAAGCATTGGATGCTATGCGGGACTGATATTTACGGTATCAAGTTGGCGTGTCTTGACACCTACCAATATCACCGGAAGTACATCAAGCAACTGGGCCACGCACAGTGTAATCGGCGGCAAAGACAAGAGCGAGTACACGGGGCCGGGTTTGAAGTCGTACCAGTTTGAAATCCAGTTGGTTTCAAAGCTGGGCGTGAACCCGCGCAAAATCTTTGACGCACTCATGAAGCACTGTGAAGCTGGAACGATTGACTACTTCATCCTGAACAACAAACCTATGTCGCAGAATCCGTTCAAGTTGACAAAGGTGACGACGGGATGGGGTGCGGTGCATCGTTTCTGGGGACTGAAAGACGGTAAGGTTACTTTGACGTTGGAGGAATACGCACCGTGAGCGACGATATGGAAACTATGACGCTTGGCGGCTTCGACGTTGAGATTGAGCCGTCTGGCAAAACCGAAGAACTGGATATTTACAACTGTCTGCTGACACTCTATGGCAGCAAAGAGGGAGAACAAGCCCTTGACCGGGAGTTTGGCTTGAACATGGAATGTTTGAGTTTGCCCGCCGAAGCTGCACAGGCGATGCTCACGGCAGAGATCATTCGCAAAACAAAGAAGTACGAGCCGCGGGCGGAAGTGCTGGAAGTGGAGTATGAAACGAGCCACAGCCAGCAAGGACGCATCCGGCCAAAGGTGGTGGTACAGATTGTCTAACATTGCCGAGTTTGCCGATATACCGGAGTACAGCGTTACCGGAAACCTTACGTTGCAGGATGTAAGCAATCTGGTGACGGAAATCTATACCCGGAACTATAAGGCCGTGAACGGTACGGCCCCGCCCCTGAACAAAGCAGACCCGATTATGCTTACCCTGAAAAGCATGACGGAGCTGTACTACATGATGATTCAGATTGCGGAGAAGCGCACCCGCTGTGCGCTGCTGAAAACAGCGACCGGCGCAGAGCTGGACAACATGGGCTTGCCGTTTGGCGTGAAGCGCACCCCGGCAACCTATGCAACGGTGACGGTTCGCTTTACGCTGTCTGCCGTTCAGAAAACCGTTGCCATGATCCCGCAAGGAACCCGCGTCAGAACTGCCGCGGGGGTTTATTTTGCCACAATGGACTATGCACAGATCGACATTGGCAAGACCTATGTGGATGTGCTGGCACAGGCCGAAGTGGTAGGCGCGGGCGGCAACGATATTCCGCCCGGTGTTGTTGATACACTGGTTGATGCCATTCCGTATGTGGCGGCGGTGGAGAACACCGACACCAGCAGCGGCGGCGCAGACGTGGAGAGCGACGACGGCCTGACCCGTAGAATCTGGCTTTCTCCCACGACCTACTCCTGCGCTGGCCCAAAGGACGCTTACGAGTTCTGGGCTATGTCGTTTCGGTCGGACGTAGAGAGCGCAATCGCTGTCAGCCCGCGGGACGTGGCCTGCACGGTGTACATTTTCTTCATGCTGACCGGCGGAAAGATGCCGAGCGAAAAGGATATGAGCGAAATGCAAACGTATCTGATGAACGAAGCCCGCCGCCCTATGACAGACCGCGTAATCTGCAAAGCACCGGAAGAGGTGGAATATTCCATCGACTTCACCTATTACATCGGCTCTGGAAATTCCAAAGGCGCAAGCATCGTTCAGGAGAGCGTGGCAAAAGCGGTGGAGGAATTTCAGGAGTGGCAGCGTTCCATTGGTCGGGACATTAACCCGATGGAGCTGATCGCCCGCCTGCGGGCCGCTGGCGTGAAGCGAGTGGAGCTGCGCCAGCCGGTCGATAAGGTGATCGAGAACGGCATGGATTCGGGAAAAGCCGTTGTGCAGATTCCGAAACTGAGCGGAACGCCGACGATCATCTACGGAGGTATCGAGGATGATTAACCTGCGGGACGCAAGGATCACGGACGGCCTGCCGCGGATTGTTGCAGAACAGCCGTGGGCGCAAGTCCTGTCCGCTGTCTACGGAGAATTGCAAGACCGGATGTTTGAATATCTCGACACCGGCATGACGTTCTCCGAAGTGGACACATGCGACGAGGGTGTGCTGGATCAGATGGCCGTTTACCTCAAAATCGAGTGGTACGACTCCACCGCCGACGTGGAAACGAAGCGGAGAATCGTCCGAACGGCGATTGAGATTCAGCGGTACGCCGGTACGGTCAAGGCCGTCCGGGAACAGGCAAGTGCCGTGTACCCTGATTCCGAGGTAGAAGAGTGGTTCGACTACGGCGGCACTCCGGGCTTCTGGCGGCTGAACGTCAACATTACGGAAGCGGCGGCGCAGTATCACACCATCCGGGAAATAGAGGACTTGCTGGGCTACACCAAACGCCTGTCTGCTCACCTTGAACAGATCAGCTACATGGTGCGGCACAGAATCGGCGTTGGCGTGACGGTGGAGTGCATGGCTTACAAAGTGCCGGAGTGCGGTATTCCGTACTGCGGAACATACTGGAAGCCCGCCCAACTGGGCTACTCGACCGGCGCAGAGCTGGACGCAGCGGCGAACACCGGAGTGTTCCTTGCGTTCCCGAAAATCACCGGCACAATCCCGGAGGTGGCGACGAAAGGTTGGAGCGCAGGACAAGAGCTGCAAACCACCCCGGCGGTGGATGGCTACTCCATCACCCCGGCGGAAACCGGTAGCGGCGTGACCGGTGACCTGCCCGTTACCAGTACAAAGGGCTACACCGCCAATATGCCGCTTTACTCTGAAACCAGAGTGGAAGCATTCACCGGAAGTCCGGGAGAAGCGGGCGATTCGACCACCGGCACAAAACCGAGCGCGGCAACGCTGGGAACCAGCGCAGCGGCCACGGCGGGCGGTCAGGTGAAAGTCGAAGCGTTCAAGATCACGCCGCGTGTCTGCGGCAAGACCTACCTGTAACAAGCTGCAACAGCCCGCAAGGGCTTTTTCTTTTGCAGAGAAAGGAGAAAGAGGATGGCTTTTTTTACGGATAATTTTCTGAATAACCGCCGCGCTGAACTGCTGCGGGCGGTCACTCGCTTCCAGTACCAGCTCAACAAGAGCACTTGGGTTGACGGCGAGATCAACAGCAAGGAGATTGCCGGGACTGCCGTGGTGGTCTATGTCAATGCACCGAGTTCCGGTGCAAAGGACACGATCACCGGTGTGCGCGTCTACGACAACAACGGTGTGCTGGCCGGGAGCCAGAGCGTGAGCCTGTCCCGCGACAGCATCAACGCCGGTCTGCTGCGGTTTACGTTCCCGCTGATCGAGGTCGAACCCGAAGTGCTGCGGCTGGCGGAAGCAAACGCAGAACTGGAAAAGACTTTCTGAGCAAGGAGGGATAGAAGAAAATGCTGATGTTTAAGAGAACCTTTTGGCGCAACCATGTTGAGGATCAGGACGGCAAGGTTATCCAGCAGGGTACATTGCTGGAACAGGATCAGTTCAACCGTATGGAGGTTGGTATCTCTGATTCCAACATGGCGGCGAACATCATCCACATTATGCTGCTCTGGTTCGGTCGTCGTCTGGGTGTGCTGGAAACGTCCAGCAACAGCCATGACACCGACATTGCCAGCATCAAGACCCTGAACGGCCAGCAGGACACCCGGCTGGCCGCACTGGAAAAGACCACCGGCAGTCACACTACGGACATTGCCAGCATGAAGAACACCGACACGCAGCAGAACAGCCGCTTGTCTGCGCTGGAACCGGAGGTGGCGGCAGAAGTCAAAGAGGTGACGCTGAAAAACGGCAGCAAGTGGCCGTTCGGGATCAACGAGGTCAGCGTGGGACTGGCAAAGACCCGAAAGAATGCCAACTATGGCGTGGACGTGTACGTTAAGAGCTACACCGGCGGGCGGCTGGGAGACGTTACCGTGTCCGGTAAGCTGACCAACGGTTTCAAGCTGAAACATGACGGCTCTGCTCAGACCGTCGTGGTCGTTGTGAGAGTAACGGGAGGTATGAACTGATGAATGTTATCGAACTGAACGAGGGCAGAAAGGTTGAGTATGAGCTGCGCGGCACGAAGCTGGACTTCGCAGACGGCACTCTGACCATGAACCTTGCCAAGTACCAGCGTGACTACCCTGTGACCAAGACCATCACCGGCGATGCCGAGGGCAATCTGCTGATTGACGGCAGCGACAGCCGCTTCTATGTCGCAGAGGTAGAAATCCCCGCAATCGAGTATGAGGACGTGGAGGTTGAGGGCGAAGCCGAAAACGCTACCATGACCGAAGCTGTGGAGGGTGAAACCGAAGCAGCAGAGGA